GAGTAGTTTTAAAGCTACTCTTTTTCTTCATGTTCTTTTATTAACTTATCTAAAGTTGGTCTACTTATATTTAATTCCTTGGCTAAAGCACTTTTGCTTACTTCTCTTTTCATATATCTATTATAATGTTCTTCAAAATTTTCAATATTAACTTCTTTACGACCTTTATATTTACCTTTAGCCTTAGCTATAGCAATTCCTTCTCTTTGTCTTTCAAGCATATTATTTCTTTCAAATTCATTAATTGCCCCTATCATAGTTAACATTAACTTTCCAGTAGGAGTTGAAGTATCTAAATTCTCTTTAATACTTTTGAAATGTACTCCTTTAGCTTCCATAGTTTCAACTAATTCTAATAGATCCTTTGTACTTCTTGCTAGTCTTGAAAAATCCCAAACAAAAATTGTATCTCCTTCTCTAGCAAATTCTAACATGGCTTTTAATTGTGGCCTATTAGTATCTTTAGCACTTATCTTTTCAGTAAACCATTTTTCTATGTTATATTTTTTTAATCCTTCTAATTGTCTTTCTTCATTTTGTTCTACTGTACTAACTCTTACATAAGCTATATTCATAATATAATCACTCCTTGACTATATTATAACTAATTGTAAAATTAAAATCAATAATTTTATTTACATTTTGTAAAATAATTAATTTTATAATTCTATTTTTACAATTTTATTTTAAAACGCAAACGTAAATTTAAAGCGTACTTTATTTTTACAACATTAAAGAAACAAAATACCAATAATTAGAGATAAAAAAGATAATTCTCCAAAAACCTTAATGAAGTATTGAAAGCTCTTATATTACAAAGTCAATTAAGTTTAAACCTAGGTGCTTTTTTACCATTTTAGATTAAAATCTATTTCCAATTTGCTTATGTTACTTTTTATACCTAAATTATATGTATTAATGTTACTTTACTATAGGGACTACGAAATAACTAAAATTTTCTTTCTTCTTATATATACTCATAAAATTTTATCCTAATATGTTACTTAAACTTTTAAAAGTTACATTTCATACAAAAATAAAAAACTTTATTTCCAATTATTTTAATGTAGCATCAGCTAGTACACTAGCACCATATATATCCTCTTCTTTTTTCAATCCTATATATCTTCTAGTATCTTCTAACTTAGCATGCCCAAAGTGATCTTGTACTTTAAGTAAGGCGAATTGTGGTTCTTCTCTCTTACAATATCCAGTATAAAGCAAATAACCATAAGTTTTTCTTAATCCATGTGATGATACATTTCCTTCTATTCCACATGCTGTTGCAGCAAGTTTTATTTCTCTACTAATATGTCTTATACAATAATGCTTTGATGCTCCTGTAATTTTATCTTTTTCAGTAGATTCAAAAATATATTGCCAATCCTTTTTTCCTTCTATGCATTCATAAAGAAATGCTTTAAAAGTATCATTTATAATTACAGATCTATTCTTAACTTTCTTTAATACTAATTCTTCATCTTCATATTTAGCTATAGCCATGTTAGTTTTCTTTTTCTCTTTAATAGAAAACTTGCCATTTCTTATTGCTTCTTTAATATCTGCTACAGTCAAATCAATCATATCATTAGCTCTAAATCCAGTATTTATAGCAATAATAAAATATCTATAAATAACTATATTTTTATCTTTTAAATATTCTCTTAGTCTTTTTATTTGCTTTAAATCCTTAATAGGACTAGTTTCTGCTCCCACATACTCACCTCCTTTATATAATTTTTGAATATATTTTTAGTTAATTTTATACATTTTTTGAATTTATAAGAGGATTTTTGTTATTTTTGTAGAATTTATTAATATTGTCAGTTATTTTATTGACTAAATATTTTTACAAAGGAGGGCTTTAAAATGCCTATAAATATTAAATTACAAGATTTTACCGCAACAATTCACCAATCATCAAGATACAATAATGATTCTTTCGACTTAGTACATGTTGAAAGTTTAATTGTAACTGATGAACCAATACCAAATGATACTATTTGGTATATTCCAAATTCAAAAATTATTGATCCAGTTTTTCAAAAAATCTTACAAGCAGCTAATATTAACCCTCAACCAACTGAAGAATCATTAATTCAAAGCAGAATTGATAGTTTTGGTGATGCTGTTAATGAAGCATTGTCTGGAGATTCTGAAGAAACTAAAAAAGATATAACTACTTTAGCTTTACTATCAGTTTTATCAAAAACTACATTAAAACTAGTAGAAAAAACTTCTAATACTTATCTTTTAAGCTATGACTATAAACTTTTCCCAATTTCAAATAATACTTACGAATTAAAAGTTCAACTACCATTCCCTGGCTTTATAATGCCTGATAATGGAGATAAAATACAAATAACTGTTGTAACACCTATGGATGCTACAATTGATAAAAATAATACTAATGGAATAGACGAAAATGGAAATAGTATTACTCCTCAATATGCTAATTTCCCTAATTCTAGAAAAGAAGCTATTTCTTTCGATTATTCTACAGATCCAACTTTTACAATAAGATATTCTTATCAATAAAAACATTAAGAAAGAGCTAATTAGCTCTTTCTTTTGCATAATTTAATATAAATTTCTGAATATGTTCTTTAATATCATCTCTCTCTTTTTTAACAACATCTAGCTCTCGTATTAACTCTTCGTTCTCTTTTTTTAATTCAATTGAATATTCTTTGTATTTACAATTTTCACAATAACTCAAGGTTATGCCCTCCTCTATATAAAAATAAAAGAGCCTAGTCAAAAAACAACTATGCTCTAGTGTAATCCCCTCCTATGAGGGATATTAAATTTAATGGCGGAAAGTAAGAGATTTGAACTCTTGCTAGACATAAAGCCTACTAACAGATTAGCAATCTGCCCTCTTAACCAACTTGAGTAACTTTCCATGTAGCAGGAAATTAATCCTGCTTATTAGATTTTTAAATGAGAAATTTAAACTTAGTAGTTATTATTAGTATTAACTTAATTGGAAGGTAAAGGAGTTGCACCTCTATTCATTCTCTTCCTTCCATGGTGCAAGGCTTTTACACCTTGCTTTGATTTTAACCAATATATCAAATAAACATTTTAAGGAGGCATACATTCGGAGAGTAAAGGAATCGAACCCCTAACTTATAATCTTATAGGAAAATGCTTTACCATTTAAGCTAACTCTCCATAGTGTTTGTTTACCAACTCAAATATGCTTTTATCTAATTCAATATCTGATTTTTTATTTTTAACTTTATTTTCATTAACCAATCGCTTTGGCATATCTCCAGCAAAAACAAAATTAATATCTTTTTCTTTTTTTAAAACAATATCTCCATCTTTTTTAGTTTCATATACACTTCTATTTTTAAGAATTAAAGCTCTATTACCAATGTATTTTTTAGATTCATAATCAACAGCTTTTATAACTTCTTTTCTTGCAGCTGCATTAATCTTATGCTCTTTTTTATACTCTTTAAAATTTCTCTGAATACATTTTTTAATAGCTTCTCTAGTAGTTACTTTAAAGATTCCTTCTGCTCTATTCTCTTTAGTTATAATTCTAGCAATTTCTGATGAATTATAACCTTTTCTATAAAGTTCTTTGATTCTTTTTTTCTTCTTACTAGACTTCATAAGCTTTCTCCTTTCCTAGAAAAGTGTATAGTTATCCCCAACCCATCAAAGGGGACATTTTTTAATTTCTCTGTTACTTTTTCTAAATATTTTTTATTTATGTAATATATCTTAACATAAATCTACTAAAAAAAGAGTGCACAAATTCTGAACTATTTATGCACTCTTTAAGAAGTATAATTATTATTTTAAAATTACTTTTTCTAATTTAATTAATGCTGTTTTCTTTTTTTCATGACACCATCTTTCACTCAAAAACAAACTTTTAGCTATTAACTTCCAACTTTGTCTTCCCATCCCCTCTAAATATCTTTCTTTGATAATATCTCTTTCTTTCATATCCAAAATATTCATTGCATTATCTATTCTATTTACTTTTGATTGTAATCTTTCTATCTCACAACTTAAATTAATATTTTCTTCTTTTTCCCTAAGTTTTAAATCTTCTATATCAGCTTTTATTATTCTATAGCTACTTAAAAACTTTTCTAATTCTTTTATCTTATTCATAATCTTAAACTCCACCTTGTATAACTTTGTTGCTCATTTCTCTTAACATTAAAAACTTTAGCTTTGTTGCTCTGGCTCCTCTTAAATGTCTTTCACTCTTATTAAATAAAAGAACTTTTTCAACCTCAATAGCCTTTTTAGGGTTCAAATCAAATATTCTTTCTGTAATATCTTTGTGTATTGTGCTTTTACTAACTCCAAAAAATTTTGCTGTTTCTCTTATAGTAGCTTTATTATCTAATACATAATTAACAACATTTAAAACTCTTTTTTCTACTTGTTTACTCTTATATTTCTTTTTATACATAGCTCCTCCTAAATAATTCTCATTTGACCGATTATATTTAATTTCAATCTTTTAATATCAACTAATCTGTAATATTTATTAGATCCTTTAGTTTCTTTGACTTCTATCAAACCTAACTTTTCTAAATCTTTGAATACTCTATTTACATTTTGCTTCTTTAAGCCAAGTAAATTTTTAATATCTGATTGAGTATAATCTTCACTTATAAGCAAAAGTAATACTTTATAATGGTATTTTCCTAGTTCTTTAATATTCGCTATATGTTCAAAATATTTTTTATCCATATCTTTTTATTGAGTAATCAAATACTATTACTTTAGTAATGATATTTGATTACCCTTAACTCCATTATTAATTTTTCCTAATTGACTTCATCTTTTATCCTCCTATGAACTTTTCTTAACAATCCTAGCCTTTTCTCTCTTCTTATAAGGTTTATATATATTCCTATCCTTTGGTCCATCTGGAACTTTAATCCTTTCAAAAATTTCTTTTCCGACTTTTACCCACTCTTTTTCTTCTCTTATTTGTAACCTTAATCCTGTATCTTCAATAAGATCTGCTTTATTTAAACAGGTATTATAATTCTTTAACTCTATTACAATAAAATCTTTATATATAGCTTTAATAAATCCAATATGTTCATCAACACTAGCCTCTCTACGACTATTATTTTCTATTAACTTAACAGCTTGATTAATCTTAAGCATAACTTCCTCCTAATGTTTTAATAATAAGCAACTACTAAAAGTAACTGCCTATTATTCATTTATCTTAGTTTTTTAAACCTATAGTCATATTCTTCACCCATAAATATAACCATGTTATTTCCTGCTCTTTCTATAATTCTTCCTGCTAATGCTCTATCTAATTGTTCTAACATTTCAATAGTGCATTCAGTTGAAATTATAGTGATTAGTTTTTTATAATATCTATAGTTCAACAATGGATATATATGTTTCATATCAATATCATTTAATGGTGCTATTACTTGTCCATTTCGCACTTTATCTTTGAATAAATCATCTATTACTAATATTTCAGCTTCTTTGTATCTATCTAATAATGTAGTGTACTGTTCAAAATCTTTTGCATTTCCTTTTAGTCCCATAATTGCCTCTGTGTATGGCATATAAATAACGTGTCTTTTTTTATCTTTAAATAGTGCAGCTCCAAGAGCTATTGCTAAATGACTTTTCCCAGCCCCTGGTTGTCCCATGAAGATAAACCAGCCATGCTCCTTAGTTTTATTAAAGTTAAATATATAATCAATTACTTTATTTTTAGCATTTTCAGTTACTTTATCGAATGGTATAAACTCATTTACTTTTTTTACTTTACTTGGTTCTACTCCGAACTCTCTCCAAGCTCTTTCTATATTATTCGATAAGCTACATGAACATTGCTTTCCTAAAGGTTGTAAGCCTTCTCTATATTCCAAAATGATCCCTGTATCTTTACACTTTGGACATTTATACTTAGATTCCATTGATTTTGTCATAGTCATACTTTGGCTTTGCTCCTTGACCTTTGCTAAAATCCTGTCTAAAGCTTCCATTGTTTTTCCCTCCATTTTCATCTTTATAGTTTCCTTCTAAAACTTTAATAAAGTTATTAGGTTTTACTAACCAATCAAAATTTACTATCCAATTCCTATTATTTTGTCCTTTAAGAAAGCTACTCTCATTTATATTTTTAATAGCTTTTATAACATTCTCTATTCCATATTCATTGATTCTAGCTTTTAACGATTTATATCTATTAGTACCTGCATTTATAGATATAATCTTTTGTAATCCTATAGAGTTCCATTCCTCTATAACTCGTTGCACATGAGTGCTACATAATATATCTTTAGATATATTATTAATAGAATCTCTTATGGGAGTATCTTTGTTACGCATTTTTTGCGTAGGGGTTACGTTTTTTTTACGTAAGGGTACGCAATTTTTGCGTAGGGTATCATATTCGCTTAAATCATCTAAGTCAGCAGTAATATTTATATATGAAAAACTGCCTTTTATGCCATCTTTGATATTTAATAATCTTCTTTCTATAATCCCTTTTTCACAAAGATTTTTTAACCTTGCCTGTAACTTTCGATGCTTTCCTATAATAGGTATTTGCTCTAATAAATAACCTTGATCTATCCAAATAAATCTTTCTCCATCTATGATTTGATATTCCATTTTCTTGCTTGAATACATTTCTTTTATTACTGATAATATAAGGGCATCATCATTATCTAAGCCCATTTCTATTAACTTTTCTTGTTGTAATCCGTGTACGGTATACTTCATTTTGAATACACCCTCTTTCTATTTACACTTTAAAATGTTAAAATGATATTGCTTTACTCTTTGAGTACCTCGACTACTTTGGTCGGTGTCTTGGTACTCTCTTTTTATTTTTTTATGTTTTAAAACGTTTAAATTAATACTTATTTTTAACATAATTAACTTCCTAACAAACAAGAATTTTTCTTAGAGATTCTATTGCCCTATTCTTAATTCTTGAAATTTGTACTTGATTAGTTCCTAATAATTTAGCTGCCTCATTTTGTGTTTTACCTTGAAAAAAAATTATCTTAATTACTTGCTTCTGTAAATCTGGAAGCTTACTTATAGCATTTTTTAAATCTAACTTTGCTATTTCATTATCTATTTCAAAATTAGAAGGAAGAGTATCTATTAATTCAACATCTTTTTCTAAATTCAAAGGTAAATTATCATTAAGAGAAGAAATACTTACTTTTTCGTATATCTCTGTATTGCCATTTCTTTTTCTAATAAATCTATTTTTATCATGATAATAATCATTTTTAATCTGTCCTCTCATTGTACTCATTGCATAAGTTGAAAATTTAAAGCCTTTCTTTTCATCAAATCTATTTGCAGCTTTGACTAGTCCTAACATTGCAGCTGACAAGACTTCTTCAAAATTCATTGAGCTATTCTTTTTATAAACTTCATTTGTAGCTATATAAGCTAATTTAATATGATTTTCTGCTTTTATCATTTATTTTCTCCTAACTAATTTTTATTGAGTAAAGTAAAAAAACTACCATACTAAATATCAAAAGATAATATATTGTATAAATTAATCTTTCATGTTTTTTACTCATTTTAAGTTTTTCCTTTCCAAAATTCCCTTCCAACAATTTTCAACAAAATTTTCATGTTAAAAATTGTATAATTATGTTGAAAGGTGGTGATATTATGGTTTACTTAATCTCTTATGATCTTAATAAAACAGGCCAAGATTATAATTCTCTATACGAAGCAATTAAAAATTCTTCTACTGGTGTTTGGTTTCATTATCTTGATTCTACTTGGATAATAAAATCATATTTAAGTATTCAACAAGTAAGTGATAATATAAAATCCAAAATGGATGATAATGATTCACTTTTAGTTATTGAAGTAAAGAATAATTATTATGGCTGGCTTCCAAAAGACGCTTGGGAATATTTAAGAACCGATGTTTTTATTTAGGAAAACACTTTTCTTTATTTTCACATTTATCCTTACTGTCTTCTGGAATGAACTTATACTGCTCTTGAACTGGTACTTCTTGAGCAGTTCCTTTTAATTCATTAATTGCAAATTCTAAAGATACTACATCATCATCTGTAGTTTCGATACTTTCAAAATTTTTAAAGTTATATAATAAATCCTCTAATTGTCCTATTATTTCTTTTCTATTCATTTTAATTTCCTCCTTAAATTACATTTGTTGCAAATATTAAAGCTAACATATTACACGTACTTAGTATTAAATATTTAAAGCTTTTTTTAGGCTCTTTTTCATCTAAGCTTTTAATCATAAACTCTATACTTAGATATAAAGTTGTAATTATAGCTATTGTTCCCAAAATCAAATTTCCATTTTTAGTTAACATGCAATACCTCCTAGTCTCATATAATATAATGGTAAGTGTTCTCCAATTTAACTTTTATCTATAAGGCTACTTAAAGCCTTTCTTTAGTTAATTAATGCTTACCAAGTTTCTTCTATTTTTTTCTTAGCATACTCTGTAAGAGCTTTAGTATTTCCACCTAATTCTTCTATCCTTTTAGAAATTATATTAGCTATTACTTTAGCCTTTTCTTTCTCCACAAATTCAACTCCAGATGGAAATACTTCCTCAACAGTTATTACTGTACCTTTCTTATACCCTGGAACTGTTCTTGTTCTAATTTCCATTTGTTTATCTCCTTAAAATTGCTCTTTAAACTATATGATTTTTAAATGATTTTTATTAAATACCCTTAGCTTTAATGGGATTTTAATTAAAGCTTTTACAATCCATTCCCTTAGCACTAGTGGGATATGATATTTAACTAATGCTTGTCCATTAAATAAGTATTAAGCAAAATTTAACTATTTGCTTATAAGTTCTTCAACAGTGGTTCCTAATGCTTTCGCTATTTTACAAATAACTGTAATACTGGGATTCTCTCTTTTTCCTTTACATATTTCCCATACATAAGATATTGATAAATTGCTATCTTTAGCTAATCTATACATTGTTATGTTTTTTTCTTTTGCTATTCTACTTATATTCTTAGATATCACTCTTAACACTCCCTTTAATTATTTCGCGATTTATTTCGCATTTACATAATAACTCTTTAGCGAAACATTGTAAAATAACTTTATTTCTCATTTACGAAATATATCTCGCTAATACTTTCTTTTTCGCGATATTTCTTTTATTTTCTTGACTTATTATTTTTTTTCATATATTATTTTGTTATAGCGAAATGTTTTTAGGAGGCTGATATGTTTAATAAAGAAATAATTCAAAATTTAATGGACTCTAAAGGCTGGACAAAATATAGGCTTGCAAAAGAAGCTGGCTTAGGTCAATCAACTGTTCATGAAATTATGAGTGGTAAAAAAAAATCACCTAATGCTAAAACACTCCAAAAATTAGCTACAGCTTTAGGTGTTACTGTTGATACATTTTTTAATGATGATTCAAGCCCTAATGAATCAAAAGCAAATAAAGAAAGAGATTACTCATTAACAATAAAAGAACAAGAAAATATTGATAAAGAAGCTCAGAAAATACTAGATGATATGACTTTATCATTCTCTAAAAATAAAGATATTCTTACAGAAGAAGACTATTTCGCAATAGAAATGGCTTTAAAAAGTTCTCTTGAAGCTATAAAGATAAAAAATAAGAAGAAATTTACTCCCAAAAAATACAAATAATTTACATAAGAAAAATATATTGATTAACAAAAGATTTAAACTTACATAATAAAAGTACACAAAAATAAGAGATGTACTAAAGAATGGGAGGGAATTGCTTTGAATTGCGTAAAATGCATTAAGTTTGAAGCTGATAAAATAATAAAAAAATATGTTAATGAGTTAGGCTATTTAGACCCTATGCTAATTGTTAAAAACTTAAAAAGGGTTCACTTTTCTATAGAACCTTTAAGTGATTCTGTGAATGGATTTTATAACTATATATCCCCTAATAAACAAATGATTATTATAAATTCAAATTTGTCTGAAGAAGAATTCAATTTTACTTTATTTCATGAACTTGGGCACTATTTTTTAGGTCATAAAGATAAGCTTCTTTTGAATTCATCTTTCACTATGAATTTAAAAGAAGAATATCAAGCTGATCTATTCGCTACTTACATGTATATGAACTATAAAGATATAAATCAATCTAAGGATATATGTATTTACCCTAAAAGAATATCAGAACTTAAAGAAAAATTTTAACTAAGATATTGAAATTACTAGGAGGTTTATATATGAAAACTGTCGCTATATATAGTAGAAAATCTCGTTTTACTGGTAAAGGTGATTCTATTGAAAATCAAATTGAAATGTGTAAAGAGCACATAAAAAAATTTGTATCTCCAAATGTAGAGTTTTTAATTTATGAAGATGAAGGTTTTAGTGGTGGAAATACTAATAGACCTGCATTTCAAAGACTTATAAATGATATAAAATATGGGAATATAAATTTATTAATATGCTATAGACTAGACCGTATAAGTAGAAATGTAGCTGATTTCTCTTCTGTGCTAGATGTTTTACAAGAATACAAGGTTGATTTTATCTCTATTAAAGAACAATTCGATACTTCTTCTCCTATGGGAAGAGCTATGATTTATATTGCTTCTGTATTCGCACAATTAGAAAGAGAAACTATTGCTGAACGTATTAAAGATAATATGCTTGAAATGGCTAAGAAGGGGAAATGGACTGGAGGTAAACTCCCTTTAGGATTTACTTCTAAAAAAATAGCATATATAGATGAAGAAGGTAAAAAAAGATTTAAAGTTACTTTAGAACATGATTCTAAAGATTTAGAGTTTGTTAAGTTTTTATATGAAAAATATCTTGAACTAGGGAGCTTACACAAACTCGAAACATATACCCATGAAAATAATATAAGATCTGCAAGTGGTAAGATTTTTGAAAAAAGTACATTAAAAATAATATTACAAAATCCTATCTATGTTAAAGCTGATGAAAATGTATTTAATTATTTTGAAAATAAAGGTTGGTCTGTTTATGGAGAACCAGATGGATTACATTCTTTATTGTCTTATAATAAAACTGAAACAGCAAAAAAAGATGGAAAGTTAACAAAAAGAAATAAAGATGAATCTGAATCTCTAGTTGCTGTTAGTGATGTAAAAGGATTCATAGATTCTTCACTTTGGTTAAAAGTACAGTATCAATTTAAAAAGAATAAAAATACTTTTCCTCGCCTTGGCAAAACTCATAATGCTTTATTAGTTGGTAAGTTATTTTGTGGCAACTGTGGAACTAGAATGATAATACAGCATGGAAGAACTTCTACTAAAACTGGTATTAAGACTTTCTATTATGTGTGCTCTTTAAAGAAAACATCTAAGAAAAAGCTTTGTTCAGCACACAATGTAAAAACTGACTTCTTAGAAAATCTTGTTTTAGATTCTCTTGAAAAACTATATTATAAAAAAGACTTTATAAACGATAGTTTAAAAATAAATTTAAAAGAAAATAAGGACAATATTAAAGAAATAAATACTACTAAAAAACTTATAGAACTTAATAAAAATAAAATTAATAGTTTAATAGAAAAACTCTCTCTTGACTTTGATAATATTTTAAGTGATATATTAATTCCACAAATAAAAAAGATTAAAATTGAAAATGATGTTTTAGAATCTAAGCTTGAAGAACTAAAGCTAAAGAAACAAGAATCTGAAATGAATAGAATAGAAATAGATCTTATAACGTCTCTCTTGAATAAATGTAAAAATATAAAAGAATTAACTAGAACAGAACAAAAACAAATAATAGATTGTCTTGTTGATAGTATTTACTACTACTCTAATGATAATGGAAATGATAAAATTAAAATTAAATTTATTAATGATATTGATTCTATAAATACGTTATTAAGTGATGAAGAAAAAAGACAATTTGAAAAGTTGTCTTTTTATTCACACAGCATGTCCAGCATGAATAAAAAGACAACATTAAATAATATATTGTCCAAAAAAGAAATGTATTTACTTGATATGCTTCCAAATAAAACTATAGGTGATAAAATCAAAAAACTTAGAATAAGCACTGGCTTAAATTATAATGATTTTGCTAGGAAAGTTAAAGTAGGAACTATGACTATTTATAGGTGGGAAACTGGAGACAGAACTCCTAATAAAATATATTTAAAACAGTTAATTGAAAATTTTAACCTTGATAAAGATTATTTTAAGTAAAATAAAAAGAGTAGGAAAATCCAGTTTATATTCCTATTAATATATATACAGTTATATTTAGGTATATATAAACTAGAAATAATAAAGGCTAGGTATTCCCTAGCCTTTATATAATTCAATTTATATACACTTTTCTTTAGTTTCCAATATGTCTTTTCTATATAACTTATGTGCATCAGGAGCAGTTGAAAAATCCCCCTTAATAGCTTGTATTTTTTCTTGTATTCTATCTAAAAGGTTCGTACCATTATAAAGTATATCCTTTAAATCTGCATCACATAAATTTATTACAACAATATTATCTCTTAAGAAGTTTTCTCTAGCTATTGTTTCACAAGTACTAGCTGGCTTTAATCTAGAAACTAAAATTCCAACTGAATGTTCATCATTAAACTTAGAATTTTTAATTATATCAGATAATTTTCTATAGTAACTGTTACCAGGCTTCTTTGTCTCATTTTTACACTCACATCTAAATATAGATCCTAATTCCTTATACACAGTAAGTTCAATTATATAGTCATTTCTAACTGTGCAATCTATTTGATTAGTTTTAGTACGTATAACTGAAGTTGCATTCATACCTAGACATAAATTAAATAACTTAACCACCAATCCCTCTAAAGGCTTTCCTTTATCAGTAGTTGTTTTAAATTCATCGTCCAATGATTCATAAAGATCTCTTAACTCTGATAATTGCTCTTCAGAGGGGTTATAAAAAAAATCATGCGGATTTTCTCTATGTTCTTTAAATAGTTTCTCTAATGTTTCTTTTTCATCATTAATAGCTGTGCTATTAAAAAGTTTATTAGTTTCTCTAATTAAATCTCTTCTATCTATAGGTATATGTTTTTTCAATTTATATCCTACATAAATATCATTTGTATTAATATTAATTTCTGAATCACATTTTATACATTCTTCATAATTAGATATCTTTTTCATTAGATTTTCTTGTTCAGCTGTAAAGATTTCTCTTCCACATTCTGGACAAACAACTATATAAACCTTTTTGAAAAAACCAAGTTCATACATCTTTCTTAAAATAGCATCCACAATATCATAGTCTAAACTTAAAAGTGTAACCATTTTAGACGTAGTTATTATTTCATTACTATCCATAGGCAAAAATGCTAAATATTTGTCTAATCTTTCAACGGCTTCCTTTGCTCCAGTTAAATTAACTATTTCTAATAATTCTGGATAATACATTTTCTATATCCTCCTCTAGAGTATATTGTTTAAATTCTAAATACAAATATCCTCTCTTTACTTCAATATTAACAGGAAAAGTTTCCATTGTAAAATACTTAGTTTTGTTTCTAACAAAAATAAATTTTACATGATCACATTTTCTTTCCTTATTTAATATTTTTTTATTATCAAAAAATATTGAAGTACATTGTAATGGTGTTTGGTCAGATGAAACTTCATCTACTGAGCTTAATTCTGAATCTGTAGCTCCAATTCTTATTGGGTATGCATATCTATTTTCAGTAAAAATATTTTTATTACTTTGGCTAATAGACAAATATTTTTCCATGAAAATTTTTATATCTTCAGTCGCATTCTTAAAATTATCACGTTCTACAAAAGAAATACCATACTTATCAAAGAAGTTCTTAACAAATTCTTCTATATTTATTTCTTCACTATTTATTTTGTCACTAATTTCTTTTGGTGTTTTAGTACATTCATCTATCATTCTATGAACCTTCCTCTTAAAACTATCCATAGTATTAGCTCCACACATTATTTGAAGAAATAATATCTTTGAAGTTATTATATTAAAGCATTCAATCATTAATTTTTCACAATCTGTTGAATCTCCAACAGTTAAATCATTTCCATTTTCATCTATATGGTATACTCCATCCATAATATGAATCCTTCTAAACAATCCGCTTTTAGATTTAGCTCTCCCTATAAAATACCCCTTTTCAACATCTAAAGTTACAAAAATAGGATATACTATTGTATTAAATGGTGAATTTCTTGATTTTCTTTCTTTTAATAAAACACTGAATTTAAAATCTATTTTTTTTATAAACTCTCCGTTTTTTATTAAATCAAATCCACATAAGTTTATATCTTCTTTATGTTCATGCAATATAATATTATTATTATTGCTAAGAGAAAATATATCCATTAAATATTCTTCAATATTTTTTATATCTTTAAGTTCATTATACCCACTTAATTCACAAATCATTACTCGTTTTATTCCTTCTTTTAAACAAGAATCAATAAAATCAGCAACTTCTTTTCTAGTCTCTTCATTTTTATTATAATATGTTTCTAAACTATTTAAAAAATCACCTTTATCAATCGCCCTAATTCCCTCTTCATTTTTGGCAATACCTTTTTCATAACAAAATTGTTTTAATTTTGAAACAATTAAATATTTTTCATTAGTGTCCATAAAACAACTAGGTAATTTTTTATAAGCTAAATTTTCCATTTTAAAATCTCCTTTAGTAAATGAAGATAATATGCTAAAATATAAACTGGGTAGACAATATTATCTTAATATTTTTAGGAACTTACTATACTTAAGTTCCTTTTTATTTTATTATATTTCTATAATTTGGACAAGTTATACTTTAACTGGAAATATGTTATTATAAAAAGCTAGATAGTATTAATCTATCTAGCTATAAATGCTTATTAAAAGTATTATTATACTTATTACTATAATAGTATTTTAATGTGTATATTTTATATAATCTTTCACCATATTTACTATAAAAACTCGAATTTCAATTATAATGTTTATATTTTCCAACGATGTCCACATTTTAAGCACTTAACATAACCTTTTTTGCTACTTAAACCTCCTAGTATTGCTCCATTCTCTCCCCCTATAAAACTTCCAACAACAGCTCTACCTATACTTAGTTTTTTATTTTGATAAGTTAGTGATGTACTTTTACATTTAGGACAATATGGAACTTTATCTCTTTTTAATTGAGCTATTCTCTCTTTTTGACACTTCTTTTCAGCTTTTCTTTTAGATAGCTCTTTAGGTTTATTATTTATCTGTGTATTTAGTAGTTCTAAAAATTTATCTAAATATAGATTTTCTACATTACTAAATTCTATATTAACATCATTCATTTTTAATAATAATTTACTAAGTAATGCCCCTTTTTGAACATCTACTTCACTTATTTCATCAATAAAAAAATTCTTTATTTCCAATTCTTTATTTAGTTTTTTTCTAACTAAAATTAATCTCATATTTGTTACAGAAACAATCCATATTCTATTAAAAACAGAAGCTGAAATAAACCATAAACATTCTTCTTGCTCTTTTAATATTTCTTTAATTTTTATTATTTCAACTTTATCTGATTCTAGTGAATATTTACCAAGTTTATTTTTATTGTTTAAACTATCAAGAAATCCCATATTAAACACCTCTTCGAATTATTCATTAACATTATATAACATTTTTGTTAATAAGAAAATTATTGACAAGAAAATTTTGTTTCAAACAAAAAAGGCTAGGTGGGATAATTCCTACCTAGCCTTTTTTACCTATACTTCTTCTACATATTTAGAACTTACATATCCTCTTTTCTTTCCGTGATTTGTATTGTAATCTATGTAATACCACCCATCTTTAGTCCATATTATTGAAACTTCTTCACCATTAAATACCTTTCCTATTATATTTCCATTTATACTATCTCTAACATTAAGATAAGTATTAACTTTAACTATACCCTCTTTAATTTTTTCCTCTTCATAAAACTTTACAGCTTGCTCTCCTTCATAACGAACAAATCCATCACTTGGAGTACCATCAGTTCTATAAAAAGTTACTCTTAGCCATTTTCCAACTCTATACATTGGAGAAGCTTTTTGATTCGCCTGTAATTCTTCATTATGCTCTTTAACATTAACATCCTCTGAATCCCACCACACATAAGTAACTCCATTATCATTTTTATATTGCATATGGTAGTCAAAAGATATTCTACTGTAGTTTTCTATAGAAATATATGCATGATATTTTTCATTTCCTGCTGGATAAATTATTTCTATATATTTAGATGCTGGATATATTCCTAATACAAAAACTCTATCCAAACTAGATATATATCTATTCTCAATAACTTTACAATTTTTATCTAATACTTCAATATTTCCTTCCCCAACTATTGTAGCATTTGTTCTTTCTTCATCACTTCTATAAAAGCCATTATCTGATACTATTTCTCCTCCAGTTGGTCTATATGAATTATTTTTAAATTGCTCTAGTGGGAAGTTTATTCCTGGACAATCTGTATTATTAAAATCCTTATGTCCATATACAGGTAAGTTACCTCTTCTAGCTCTAATATCTGCAATTAACTCATAAAGAGAATTTAATTGTGCTCTAGTTGGTTTTTCTCTCATGAAAGCCCCTTCTAAGCAAATTCCTATACTTGAACTGTTTTGACCTATTGTGTGAGCTCCTATTGCATTTTCTGGTCTACCAGTCCAAACTGAACCCTCTTTTCTAATAAAATAATCATAGCCTATGCCACTCCATCCATTTCCTTTATGCCATCTATCTATATCATATACACTACATGAAGTTGCATCTGCATTATGAATAATTATTTTATTAGGATCATTTCCATATCTTAATCCATTGAATTTAATATTTGATTGATTTATATACATTTTACATTCCTTCTTTCTTTTAATTTATATATTTAAAGGCAATAAAAAAGAGCTCTTAAAGCCCTAAGTTATTACCTCTATAAACTATTTATTTTCTACTGGTACATAATTTGATATTGCAGCTAGGTTACTTTCTAAATCAATATTCTTAGATTTAAGCTCTTGATTTTCTTCTTGTAATTTCTTTAATATCTCTGAATTTTCTAAAACAGCCTCTTTCCCTTTATTTACTTCTCCAGCAATACTTTGTCTTAACTCTGATATATCTGAAATTGTTAGCTCTGGAAACTTATCAAGCATAATTTTATTAAATTCATCTGCTTTAGAACTTAATTTCTTTTCTACTGATTCAGTAATACGGAAGTTTTCTTCAACTATATTCCACACTTGCTTTGCTACATCTATATACTGTTTATTTTTTATTATCTTTTCTTCTAACCCACTTTTTTGTAATTTACTTTCTAATACTTTAATTACTAATTTTAAAATTGTTTTTAACATTTTAATTCCTTCTTTCTTAATTTTATTTATAAAAAAAGAATCATAATTTCTTATGATCCTCTTTATCTTCTTTAAGTTGTATTAATGCATTTTTTAATTTACTTGGTACTGGTACCCCTAATTCACTTGCATTTTCTATAATACTTATGCCTTCATTGGCTATGTAAAAATAGCATACCAAAGTTCTAAATATCCAGTTACCTGTATTTAAAAGCCTATCTAACATTACAGCTACTATAAGAATAGTAAAAATAACTCCCTTTCTTGCTATTCCTTTAAGTCCTATATTGCTGCTTAAATCTTTATTAACATAGCCTTTAGTAATGCCAGTAATATAATCTAAAGCCATTAAGACTATAAGTATAACTAAAGGGGTGTCCCATGCTCCTAATAGCCATGTGAATAAAGTTCCTATTGCTACAATACCCATTTTTAAATAATCAAATATATTTTCCATTCTTTTATCCTTTCTGTTCTCTATAACCCTGCTAATTTTGCATCTATTCTATCTAGTCTATTAAGTATAGTTACTGTATCAAAAGCACTTCGATACAATTCTATATACTCTACACGACCTGTTTTTGTATTTGTTATTTGTAGATAATTTCTTCCATCAGTTCCTCTATAAAATGCAATTTCATCTATCATATCAGAAGAAGATTCATTGTCTTTAATCCCATACTTTGAGTGTACTAAAGGAACTCTCCACCCATTAGCATATGGCGACATCATCCACGCTTCTCTACACCTAAAATATTCTAAGTATGATTCTCCATTGTTTACTGTAAGAACACCATTTTGCTTACCAGTTCCATTAAGAGCTATCATAGTTCTACCTTCTATTGTTCCTGAAGTTATGTGTGCATTATTTATAGTAGTAACATTAGTACTTCCTAAATCTCCAACTGTAACATAACCTTGTAAATTTATTCTACTAGCATTGATTTTCACAGATTCGGCACTTTGATTAATAGTTGATATTATATCTCTTCCATTAACCTTTTTAGAAACTTCTGTATTTATTCCTTCTACTGTTTGAGTTATTGCTGAGCTAAATTTAGAAAAATCTAAAGGATTAGATTTATAAGGTGTTGCAAATTCCCCTTCTTCTAATTGTAGATTACAAACCCAAACTCTTCCTACTGAACCACCATAATTATAAAAACTTACATCTGTTTCTGTAGCTCCTGAAGGTAGTTTAAATTGAAATACTCTTTTTTGCCAGCTATGTTTATTTACTGAAGAATCAAATAAAGTTATATATTTAGTTGCTCCATTTAGTTTATAGTAAATTCCTACCCACCAACGACTTATATCATCTGTATATTCTTCAAAACTTAATGTATATGTTACTTCTGTTTTCAATGTAGCTCTTTGCCAAAGGGTTCCTTCTGTACCAATTCTATTATTTTGAATCATAACTCCTACATAATCTTTCTCCTGGTACTTATCAAGTCCAACATATTGATTCTTATTCCAGTTGTAAAAGTTATTTAAGAATTCTGTATTAATTAATAAATTTGTACTACCATACTTAATATGACTATCTATTTTTTCTAATTTAGTACTTATACTATTTTTTAAAATGTTAAGTTCTGAATTTGTACTGTTAATACTAACTTCTAAAGAACTTGTCTTACTTTCAGTAGAAGAAACTCGATTAGTTATACCACTTAAACTTGTTTCTATACTTGCTACTTTATTGTTAATACTGACTATTTCTTGCTTACTAGCCTTACCATTAATGTTACTTTCTAAAGTTTGTGTTTTACTTTCTGTAGAGCTTACTCTTTGAGTTATTGAATCTAAACTAGCTTTTATAGTTGCAACTCTATTATTAACTTCTGTAACTTCTTGTTTAGATGCTTTCCCATTCAATGTAGTTTCTATAGATTGTGTTTTAGAATTAATAGCTCTAATATCTGTTGTTACACTATCTCTAAGTTGAGTTACTGAAGAAGATACATCACTTATTTTTGTATCAATTACTTTTATACTGTCTACTATAAGCTGGTTCGTGTCTTCTGGAGCTGCTGTCCAATCTGTAGCTTTTGTTCCTTCTTCTATTTTAAAATCTCTAATGTAAAGAACTTCTCCTACGTTCCATCCTATATAAAAAGTAAATGATGAATAAGTACAATCTCCAAACAACCATGTATGTGAAAACTTCTTCCATTCAGTAGTAAATTCAACTTGAGTTTGCCCATTACTTTCGTGTCCTATAGTTCCTCTTTTATTAACACTACATTTAGCCCAAAAAGACCACGTATAAGTTTTACCTATTCTATTAGAATTTTTAGTGAATAAAGGAAGATGAAAGCCAGTTCCAGAATGAGTACATTTAAATACTACATCTTTCTTACATAAAGCATAATCATCTTTAATAACTTCTCTAGTTCCTGAATATTCACTTAATGGAGAAAATAAATTTTGTAATATATCTGAATTAACAATTAAATTTCTTCCACCTATTTTTATTTCATGAATAGATTTATCTATATCTGATTGAGATACTTTGCTTTTTATTTCATTTGAAAGTATATTTAAATTACTTTCTACATTATGCACTTTATTATTAACAGTAGTTATTTCTGCATTAACATAAGTTTTAGCACTATTTAAAGCATTATTAGCTTTATTAGTTGCATCTGTACTTGCTACATTAATTGCATCTTGTTTAGCTTTATCAGCTCTCGCTATAGCTGCATTAAGATTTTCCTGTGCTTGTTGGATTCTCTTTCGTTCTTCCTCTGTAATCTTGCCATCTGCATTAGCTATAGCTTGTTGTTTTGCAAGCTCTGCTTTTGCATTTGCTACTTCTTCAGAATATCTCTTTAAATCATTTGGGTTAGGTGTCCAATCATTTAAAATATTACCTTTTTTCACTTGAAAATTAGCTAACCATACAGTAGCTTCACCTATTCCATATACAAATGGTTTCATTAAATATTTTTGTTTTTCAGATGGAGTTTTGAATATAACATATACTTGTTGCCAATTTAAATTTATTTCTTTAGAATATTTTAATATTATCTCTCTATGCACAGTTCCATCATCTATATTTTCTTTAATCCACATATGCAATGGAGTAGAACTATTAATAGGAATAATTCTATCACTTTTTATCCAACAACTATAACAATATATAGTATTACCTTGTAATTCTATATAATCTTTATAACATGCGCCTGAATTACCTTTAATTTTTAGAGTGTTATATTCTCTAAAAGTATTACTAGAATCTATTTCTAAAGTTCCACCATTAGCAACAAAAAAACCTGTATTATCTAAAAAATTCCCACTTTCATTGGCTAAATTATATATACCAATATCTAAATTATTTATAGTATTAGCAGTATTATTATTAGCTGAATTGATAGCTTCTTGTTTTTTTACATCAGCATAAGACTTGGCCTTAGTTTCTGCTTCTGTAGCTTTAGAAATTGCTGCATTAAGGTTAGCTTGAGCTTGTTGAATTCTTTTCTGTTCTTCTGCTGTAATTTTTCCATCTGCATTGGCTATAGCTTGTTCTTTTGCAAGATTAGCTTTTGCTATAGCTATATCTGTAGCAAAGCTTTTAGCAGCATCTAAATTAGAATTTATTTTACTTGTCAAATCTCTATTTATATTACTTACATTTGTAGTAATTGTTTGAGTTGTACTATTTAAATCTTGTACACTAGCCTTTATACTGTTATTTTCTTGTGTAAGTTTACTTTCTACTGTAGTTATTTTATCTGTTACTGTTTTAATATTATCTAAAACATAATCTGGTGCCATACTCCAACTATCTGAAGAAGTTGCTCCCTCAACCATTTTTACAAATTCAATATAAAAATCAAAGTCATATCCTAAGTTGCTAGTAATAAATCTAAACTGTCTTTCATTTCCTACTTGAGTTGGATTAAATGTAAATTTAAATATTTGCCACTCTGTAGTTAAGCTTAATTCTTTACCAAACACATAATTATAGCTATTACCATCACAAATATTAAATGTTAAAATTTGATTTTTTGAAGCCTTTAACTTACATACAACTGTATATTTTTTAGAAATGTCTAAAGGTTTATTAAGTAAACTATTATTAGAAATATAACATCCCCAAGAAGCATAATTAGTAAACTTAAATTTTAATATTCTATTTTCTATAGTTAAATTATTTGAACCATTTGTACAGCTCCAATGATCTGTGTCTTTAAACTCTCCAGAATTTAAAATCATATTTACATCATTAAATTTTATATTTTGAATAGATTTATCTATATCTGATTGAGATACTTTACTTTCTATTTTTTCTTTCAAGACATTTATTTCAGATGTAGCTTTATTTAAATGAGAGTTTACTGTTGTTATCTCTGCATTAACAAAAGCTTTAGCATTATTAAGAGCTTCATTTGCTTTATTATCCGCATGGCTATTAGCACTATTTATAGCTTCTTGCTTCTTTAACTCTGCTACTCTGTTAGCTTCTAATATTGCATCTTGTTTTGCCTTATCTGCTTTAGAAATTGCTATATTAAGGTTCTCTTGTGCTTGTTGTATTCTCTTTTGCTCCTCAGTTGTAATTTTTCCATCAGAATTAGCTATTGCTTCAGTTTTTGCTAAATCTGCTTTTGCTTTTGCTACTTCTTCAGCATAAGCTTGTAAATCATCAGGAGCTGGTGTCCAATCTCCAACCTTATCACCCTCAACATAAATTAAATTAGTTAAATAATAAGTTATTTTTGGATTGGCTCCATTAGAATAAAAGCATAAAGCTCCACCATCACCATTCCATATTCCGGATCCAGTAATTTTAGTCCACTCAGTTGTTAAAGAAATTTCTTTTGTTCCTTCTCCATATTCATGTGAAACAGTTATTTTACAAGGTTTATCACTTTTTATCATAAAACTCCAAGAATATGTAGTCTTAGGTTTTCTTTTTAAGATTGAATAAACACCTTGACCGGAGGTTTGTGTAGTTACTTTAACACAATTTCCTAAAACACTATCTTTTATAATTTGAACAGTTGCATTATTATTTGGATTGTTAAATCCCCAATTTTTCCAACCAAAATCAAAGTTAGAATTTATAGCTAAATTTCTAAAACTTATTTGAAGGTTATTAATAGCATTATTAGTTGAGTTTATAGCTTCTTCCTTAGCTCTATTAATATTATTATTTATAGTAGTTGTACTCTGAGTAAAAGTTTGTGAATCTACTTTAAACTTTAATGCATTATCTAAAGCGGTTAAGGAAGCTTTTTGACTAAATAATTCTTTACTATGTTCTGTAATAGTATTTTTTTGTGTAGATAGTTCTACATCTAAAGTTCTATCCCCTACAGTAACCTTAGTACCCTTAATAGTTTCAGTACCATTATTGTTTACTTCTCTAATAACACTATTTATATCTAGCTTATTACCACTTATATTAGCATTATCAGCTACTTTATTATTATCTATAGCTCCATCCGTAATACCAGCGTTATGTACTCCATTACCATCTAACATTATAGTTTGGCCATCTTTAGCTCTAACTAATAATCCATACTCTGTAGTACCATCTGATTTCCTATATTCTCCTAATATAACTCTGTTGATATTATTTCTATTAATAAGAATCTGATTACCCACAATTTCTATAGTTCCATCAGCACTAACAATTCTATGTTTGCTAGTTGTAATATCACCAGCTTCTAATTTATTTACGGATAATGAACTTATTTGAGCTGAACCAATAGCTCCTTCTGCAATTATTCCACTTCCTGCAACTATAGAATTAGCTTTAAAATTTTCTGCTGTTAAATTTCCTGCAAGAGCATTTTCTATACTAGCCGTCTTAGATTCTAATACATTTATTTTTCCAACTGCTGAGTTTAAATCAGTTATATCAGCTTTCGTGATTATAGCTTGTTGTAATGTTGCTTTTAAAGAGTTTAATTCTAAAATATTAGCTTTTTTAGAATTTAAATTAACTATTTCCGCTCTTATTGCTGTTAAATCCTCTGTATATAATCTCTGTATTTTAGCATCAACAGCTGTTAAATCATTTATACTAGCCTTATCTATTAAAGCCTTTTTTATATTTGCTTGTTCAATAGAATACCTCTCCATTGATTGAGTAACTGATCCTTTACTATCAAAACTAGAATCTTGTCTAGTTTTTCCTTTAGCTTTTACTTCTGATGAAATACCATTCTTATAGGTAAACTTTTGCTCCATTATTAAAGCATTATATTTATTTCCTTTTAAGTCAGTTAAATTTAATATATCGCCAGCCATTATAGCTGGATTACCTTTCCACTTAGCTGTATATGGTATATATTTAAATCCATTATATTTAGTGTATATATCACTTAAAATTTCTTTAGTTATTATTGGATTATTGAATACAATTTTATTTCCATCATCTGTACCAGTACTTAATTCTTCTTCACCTTTTTTGGCTATTACTTTTTTTATAATACACTCATTAGCTTCAATATCTAATTTAAATAAATTATGAGGTGTCATTTCCTGCTTTACCACCTCATACCCTCTAATTTCTAAGTCACCTATCCTATTAAATCTAGCAAATGAACCACAAAGGGAAGCTATAAATCCTATAGCTTCCCTTAATGAATATCCTTCTATTTTATTAACTCTATAATTAGGTAATTTACTGGCTAAATTAACGCCTGCTTTTTTACATATTTCTTTAGCAATATCGTTTATATCTGCTGGATAAGATAAATCTGAAAAATATACTTTTTCTAAACCTAGCATATTATCTACACACTCAAGATTTATAAATTTTCCTTTTACGCTAGTCTTAATTACAGTAAATACACCTAAAGGTATATATTCTATATCATCTCCTATATATAATCCTACATATGGTTTTACAATAGCATTATCAAATATATCTCCTGTATTAATTAATTTAATCTCAAAAGTATTAGAACAAACAGTACCTATAGAAAAGTTATCACTAGGATTAACTGATTCCTCTAAGTTCATTTCATATATTTGATTTCCACTGTATTCTTTATTTCTTATAATAACCTTAGCATTAAACTTTCTTCCTTGTAACTTATTTATTTCTTTTTTAAATCCTTCTGATATTTTAAACAAATACGAACCCCCTTTCCTAAAGATTAATATTTGTATTATTCCTCTATCATAAAGTCAATGCACATTAACTCTCCTGGACTCATTTCATAACCATTTAATAATTCAATATTAAATTTATGTATATCCATTTCAACTTCAATTTCTTGTAATTCATTAATTTCTTTATTAAAATCCTCTAATCTCTCTGGATCAATATCATAATTTCCATCTGTTATTTTTAGAGTTCCATCATCTTCTTTTAAACAATATTCTTTTATTAATTTTTGTCTTTCTTCGTTATAGTGCTTTAACTCCCTTTCTACTTTAGATATATTTTTACTTATAGCATAAGAAACTTTAACTGGTAACTTTCTTGAACTTATTTCTCCTAATCCACTAACTTTTTCTAATATTTCTTTATTTGTCATTTTAACCATTTTAAATACCTCTTTCTTTCAAAAATTTTATTAAAAAAGAGCTTACATTTTGTAAGCTCTTATAAACTAAAGTATAAAACAATTTAAGCTTTTACCAACTTCCGTAGCCTTTGTTCTAAATTTTTGAACCTCAGCTTGAATTAATTGAGAATTTGCTAAGAACAACTCCATATTAGTAGGATATGTTTGAATATTTGCGATAGTATTTTGAGTTAAACTACAACTCATTGTTAATACTGTTTGCTTCATTCCATCCTTTTCTATATCTACTGTACCATTTAAATTAGTAGATTCTGTTATTGTACTTGTTACTTTTATATTTTCTTCTGACATTTTAATTCCTTCTTTCTTTTATTTATACTTCTATTAAATTCATAGACAGACCTTGCCATACATTTTTATTAAAATCAACAGCAGGTGTACTTCTATCTCCTACATAAAAATTTTTAGTTGTAATTCCTTCTTGTGGATCCGGATAAGTAACTGAAAATTCTGTTCCACTCACTGATTGTAATATTGTTTTAATTTCATTAGATGTTAAAGGTCCCCATTCACACTCAAGTTTTCTAGTAACTCTTATCCTATCTCTAAGCATTACACCTAATAAATTTCTTCCTGTATTTTCTCCATCTAAATCCATTATGTTAACCTTAAAACTCTTTGGAGAAGCAACTGCTACTCCATTTATACTAATTTCTATAGTTGCCACCTCCTAAAGATTTAATAATTGCTCTCCAGCTTGTCTATTTACTTTATTTATAGCATCTATAGCTATTCTACCTAAATCAGTATCTTTTATTCTTAATATTAAATCACCACTCTCTTTAAAGCCTGAATTATTATAATTATTATCCTTTTTATTCTTCATCGCTTCTAAAATAGCCTCTATAATAACCTCTTTTATTTTTTCTATGAACTCTGGATCATTAATACTCTTTTTTTCATTATTATTAATATTTTGACCTAACATTGTTAAATCAGGTTGTTGTAATGCATTATTAGAAAGTAATAACATATTATTTATTCTTTCAGAAAGCTTATTAGCAAGTAAATTTAATCCACCAGTATTATTTTCTAGTGGTACTACAGCTTCTGTTCCAGCCTCTCCTATTACAGCCTGTGTTGGTTTATCTACTATACCCCCTTTAGCCAAATAAGGCATTTTAGCTATATTAACTCCAAAATGCTTACCACCAATACCAGGAATCCAATCTGGAGTAGTAAAACTAATTTTGTTCAAACCATCTATAGCCATATTAATCAGTCCAATAACGGAATTTAGAGGTGCTTTAATTACAGAACCTAATCCACTCATTATACCTTTGAAAATATCTACAACCCCATGCCAAGCTCTACTCCAGTTTCCAGTAAATACTCCTGTTACAAAGTCTATTATTCCACCAAATATTCTTTTAATAGATTGAAAAACATTATCTACATTTTTTAAGAAAGCATTTAATAGGTTTCCTAATACTCCAAAGCAATTTGACCAATCTGTTTGGAAAACATTTCTTAACCATTCTTTAAAGCTATTAAATATCTCTTTTATTTTTCCCCATATTTCTATAGCTTTTGCCTTTATAAAATCCCAATTTCTATATAAGGCTACTCCAATAGCTATTATTGCTGTTATAGCTACTATCGCTATTCCTATTGGGCTTGTTAAAAATGCTATTGCTCCACCTAGTAGAGTTGTTGCTGCAGTACTTATTGTTGCCACAGTTGTCCAAATAGTTTGAGCTATTGTCCATAAAGTTAATGCACCTTTAACTATTAGTATAGAAGCACCTAGACTTCCTAAAACGATAATAATTGTATCTAATACTGGCTTTCCACTACTCATTAACCAATTTACCAAATTACTAAATGCATCTAAAACAGTTCCTAATATATCTGCTAATTTAGCTACAACTGGAGCTATCATATTTACAAACCAATTAACCATAGGAGCAACAAAATTAGTATAAATATATCCTGCTAACTCAAACATTTTAGCTCCTAGCCTTATAAATCCTTGGAATAAATGACTTCCTCCATTATCCCAAACATAAATTAGCTTTTGAGTTAAATTTTCTAACACTCCTACAGTTGCATTTAATATTTGCATGAATGTTGTTGCTAACCCTGGACCAACTTCTCCCCAAACTTGTCTTAATGAATCTCCCATGCGCTTAATTAATGTAAGTACATTTAAAAGAGCATTCGCTAATGATTGAACTATAGCCGTTCCTATTCCTCCAGCATTCCATGCATTAGTAAAGGTAATTGCTATATCTCCAATTATATTAAATATATTTTGTAAAATTTGTAGAATAACTACAAGCATTTCTTCTCCAGTTCCATTAGTCCATACCTCTAAGAAACTACTACCTATAGCTTTTATAAGTTCCCAAATTCCATGTAATGCATATTTAATACTTGCAATTGTTGCAACTCCTTCTCTTGCCCACGCTGCTTTAAAAGGTTGAAATATTTTAGATATAATATCTTTTAACTTCTCTACCATGGCATTTATTTTTTGCATTGCTACACTTGTTGGACTTAAATCTATATCTGGAGCAACCATTGGTATCGGATCTATTCCTCCACCACCGCCTCCTCCTTTTGGAGCCTTTGGAGCTTTATCAGAATCATCTGGAATACTTAATTTATTTATTTCATCAAATCCAGCTAAGGACCTTTGTATTTTCTTTTTTGTCTTTTCTGCCGAATCTCCTATTTTATCTACCGCTCCAGATGTTTTTTTACCTTGCTTTTCCATATTCTTCATTGAAGCTATAGAAGCATTCATACTTTTAGCAGCACCAAAACTAGCTTGATATGTTTTACCAAATATAGCACTTATAAAAGCTGCAATATATGCTGTTACTGTTGCTAATGCACTCATTAAAGCATTTAATGCAGGTAAAACCGCTTGATAAATAGGCATAAATGCAACCATAAGATTAGTTCTAATTTGTGCTAAACTATTTGCAAATTGTGCATTAGTCATTAAAGCACTTCCTATATAACTAGCAACAGTGGTTATCCCCTTCATTACTAAAGGGAATACTATTCCCCACCTAAACATACTATCAATAAACATCCCCGTTGCACTTCTAGCACCATTCATATTTTCTCTATATCGTCTAGTAGAGTTATTAGCATTTCTTAAATTTCTATTTGTTCTACTTGTAGTATTTTCAAGCCTTTTCATACTATTACTTGCTTCATTTAATCCTAAAGTAGAATTCTTAGCTGAATTTCCTAATTTCTCAAACTGCCTATCTAAATCAGCTAATTTAAAACCTGTTGCATCAGATTTAGCTATAAGTTTATTTATAACAGCTTCTGTTTTTAATATTTGCTCTTGTAATTTGTTTTTTCTAGCTTGATTAAACGTAGAATTATAAGCAGCTTTCAATCCTGATAATTTTTCTTTTTGCTGCTCTATTGATCTATTAGTTATCTCTAAACTGTTAGAAAGATTTTCAATCTTAGATTTTATAGATTCTAAATCTCCAACATTGCTTTTTGGTGGTCCTCTTCTATTTATTGGTTGAGTTGCTACCTTGCTACTAGGCATTGCAATATTACTAACTGGAGAAAACTGCATAGGAATTTTTATTTCTTTAGATTTAGCTAGTATACTTCTTATAGCCTCTAAAGCTTTTGATTTTATTTCTTCTATTGTCTTAAGAATATTAGTTTTACTTTTCTCAACACTAGATTTTATAGTTTCATCAATAGTATTCATTCCTTTATTTAAAGATTCAGAAATTCCTTTTGTTATTGAATTAAAATCAAATTTTCCTGTTATTCCTTCTAGCGACTTACTTATTTTACTACCTATAGCACTAGCCATCTTTTCTATTTGTTTTCCTATATCTCCATCTTGTATCTCTAAATCAAGACCAATTTTTCCTACTGAATCTGCATCTGCCATTACCTCACCACCTTTCTTAAAATTAAAAAGACATTTAGTTTTAACTAAATGCCTTTTTAAGAATTTCTTGTATTTCTTTTATTTGTTCCTCTTTTTCTTCATCTGTCATTTGCTCTACTTGTCTACTTCTCCATTCATTGCGAATCTTATGTTGTTCTTCAGTAAAGTTCTTAAGCATATTTTCATCTTCTTCACTTCTTATTGAAACAATTTGACCTAGTGGTGTTTTAGGCATTATTCCACTAAGTAATGTACAAAATTCATCCCAAGTCATATCAGTTTCAGTTCTTAATCTAATTCCATATTGAGCTGTAAAAGAAGCTTCTATAAGCTCCCAATCTTCAAATAAATCATACCATTGATTATTCTTTACTTTCTTGAAATCGCTTTGCCTCTTTCTCACTCATTTCTTCAATTTCTTCTAATTCAACATTAGATATAGCAGCCATTATTACATTTATTATTGCATTATATGCTGACATGCTCCACTCATCACCTTTACCATCTATATATTCAAAAGCTTCTTTGCCTAGGGAAGCTTTTATTATTTTATTAATAAGCTCCATCTCATCCTGTTTTTTATCATCTTTTTTCTTATTTTCTTTAACTAATGATTGAATATATATAGCATTATTCTTCGTATTATTAATTTTATATTCGTGATCTTCATCTATCTTTACTGTTGGTTTTACATTAACTAACTTATTCATTATGTCATATACTTTTGCCATTGTTTATACCTCCTAATGTCCTAAGCTTGATGGTGCTGCTGTATATTCTGGTTTTCCGTCCCCTTTTAAGTCAAATTCTAATGGAGCAACCTTTGTACTATCATCTCCACCTACATTTTTAACATCAATTACACAATTAAATGTAAGTTTAGACCCATCTGGGAACTCTATTTCTCCTTTTGTACTACAATCTAATCCATCCTTCCATGCAGTTGCTGCAACATAATCATTTCCAACATCGCCAACATGTCTTTTACCTTTTAAAGATATAGAGAAACTCTTTCCTGTCATTAAACTTCTTGCCCAACCTGCTGTATCCATTGGTGTCCAATCTTCTACCTTACCATCAATCTTTATACCAAAGTTCTCCATATCAGCTATAGTCTGCATATCTTGAGATTGACTTGCTTTTCCTTTTGTTCCTATCTTAAATTTAAGATTATATACTGGAAAAACTCCTGTAAATGCCATAATTATTCACTACCTTTCATGTATTATATTTACTTCTATTACATATTCATATATGTTATTTTTATCTGTCCCAACTCCTATAGGTTCAGTAGTTATCATTTTAAAATCTATAACTCTCTTTCCACCTATAACAGCATTTTGTCCCAATAAAGCATTAAATACTTCTTGAGCTTTTTGTTCTGCTATATTAGCGTTCTTTCCCCAATGTATTAGTATAGAAATAGCCTTAGTAGAATAGCTTGTATTTTCTAATCCACCTAAGGCTATATGATTTCTTGGCCCTCTTATGCTATAGATACCTATACATTGTTCTTTAGTTGCATCTATCTTTCCTATATACCATTGAGGGCATTCTATTTTAGTTTTTAAATATTCTCTTACTTCACTTAGCAACATTATTTAATCAATCCTTTGCTAAACATTTTTAAGAATTTAAAATAAGTATCTGTTACAAATTCTTTATTATCTCCATCAATATAAGATTGCATCCATTTACCTTGTGCATTTATGTTTTTGTCTTGCCTAAAGTTATACTCTGGATGCCAATATAATCTTCTAGCATATGGTGTGTCAAAAATTATAGATGCTATTCCATCATCTAACTTCGATAAATCAACAAAACCACTTCTTTCAAGTTCTCCAGTATCCTTAGGAACTACAGCACTTGTCTTAATATCACTTAATATGGCCTCTGTAGTTTCCTCTAAAGCTTTATTTCTAGCATTTATTAAAGTGTTTATCTTAGTTCTATCTAATTTTATTGTTACTTTAGCCTTCATTAGATAAGCTCCAATTCAGTAGAAAATACACTTCCATCTGGATTACGTGGCCTTGATGACTTATAAATATCTTTTTTAACATCTCCAACCTTTATATATCCTTCAATTAATTTATTAGGATAAATATCACCTTCAATTGTTACGGTACCACTTAAAGTTACAAGTCTACGCTCTGCATCGAGAGTATTCTTTCCCTTTTCATTATATATACTTAATCCTTTATAAATTAACTCTTCTACTGGTTCACCATCATCATTCATATAAGTATGGTAAACCTCTACTGGTGTTTTTAAAAGCCATTTAGGAAATGGTAATTTAATTCCCATAGTTTAGAGCCTCCTGCTATTTAAACCAGTTTGATATATATAATTAATAACTTCCTGTGTGGTTGTTATTCCATTTACAATACTTCCATTAAAAGATACCGAAGTACTACCAGCTGAAAATCCACTTAAAGGCATATTAATAAACTCACCATATTGCTCTATAAATTCAGCCTGTAAACAAACTGCTTTTTTAATTTTATCTTGTTGAAATGGAGATAAATTTTTAAATTCTATTCCTATTATTCTGTTATATGTCAATTTATCAATTTGATCTGATGCTCTTTCTAATCTATTTTCTAAAGTATCATCATTAAGGATATCACCTTTGAAATTATCTTTATAATATGAAATATCTACATAAGACATATACTCACATCCTTATAAAGAAAAAGAAGCCTTAACTAAGACTTCTTTAACTCTTTATTTTCTGCTTTAAGCTTTTTATTTTCTTCTTTTAATTTCTCATTTTCTTGCTTTAAAGTATAGTTTTCATCTTTTAATGGATCTAATTCATCTTTTAACTTTATATATTCCTCATAAGAAATAGATTTCCCTGCTCCACGTTCTATAACTTCCCCTTCATCATTAACTATGTCATATCCTTGTTGTTTATAAAAGTTCTGTTCAGATTCAGTTATTGTATAAACTTTATTTTCTTTAATAGCCTTCATATGTTATTACTCCTTTCTAGCCCTCTACCTCTGCATTAATAGCTATACCACATGCTTTATTTTTTATTAAGAAAGTATCTCCATACTCCCTAGTCTGATACACATATTTATCAGCTGTTCTTGAATCAGTACCAGGAGTAAACAACTTCATATAAGCATATTTACTTCTAGTTACTTGGCAAGATGGATGTATAAGGATCATATTTATTTGTTTTGCATCACCTGCTGGAACACATCCATTAGTGAAATCATACTTTGTTTTCATTCTTGATGATGGTACTTTTTTGATTGTAACATCATCTAAAGAATATACTCTTCTATCTATCTTTCCATTATTACTATTAACATCTAAGCTTCTTTGGATATTTTGTGCATTCTTAATTATTTTGTTCACTGCTGGTGTAACATAAAGGATTCTTCCTTCTGCTGGTACTCCCTCATCATCCATTTTCTCCATCTTTTCATCAAACCAATCTAATACATTTTCTGTAGTTAAAGTTGTATTGTCTATAACAGCTCCATTTGATTTATATGTTTTAGCCTCTGCATAAAGCTTAGAGTATCTATAAGAATCTCTCTCTGGAATAGCTTGTTCTGTTTCAAATACGTTTTGAACATTTGCCACTTCTAAAGTTAAATTAGTTTCATCTATATCCATAGGATCTAAAGCAAATTCTATATCTCTGTCATGAGCTAATTTTTTTGGTTCCCATTCATTAGATATTGTTCCTGTATTGAAACCCATATTACTTCTATTGTGATCCTTATATCCACTTACTGTTATATTAGGTAATTTAATAGTTTGTGCATTAATGAATTTAACTTGAGGATTAGATTTCTCTAAATCATAAGAAGTTAATTCCCTTGCATACTTTTGTTGTAATTCTCTTTCAAATTGTTCAGAATAACTATATACTGCCATTTATATCACTCCTAATCTTTTTATTTATTTCCAAATGCTCTTGATAAAGCATCATTAACATTTTCTTTTTGTTTTCCGCCATCAGCACCAATTTTAAAGCCTTTGTTTTCCTCTTGTTGCTGCACTCCTTTAAAGCTTGGATATTTTTCTAAAACTTTATCTACTGCTTGATCCATAGTAACCTCTTCACTTATCATTGCCTTAGCTAATATAACAACATCGTCAACACTATCAGCTAAAACTCCTTTAGATAAACAAGTTACTTTAGCTTCAAGAGTATTAGCTCTCTCTTCTGCATCCTGTTTGGCCTTCTCTGCATTAGTCAAAGCCTCACTTTGCTTTTGAGCCTCTGTCTTTTGGCTTTCTTTCCACTCTTGATAAGCCTTAAGTTCTTCTTTAGATAGTTGACCTTTCTTTTCTCTCGCCACCCTATCCTTAATCATCCTATTTACTTCTTCTTGAGTAAAAGTCTTTTCCTCTGTTGGATTAGTTTCTGTTCCCTCGTCTTCTCCATCTGCGCCATCAGTTGAATTAGTTTCTGAACCTATTCCTCCATTACCAGCTCCATCATCTTGAGCTAGTTTCATACATAATCTTTTTCTTAAATTAAAATTTGATATAGACATAAATACCTCCATTTATAGCCTGTCGGCTGTTAATTCCATACACAGTTTAAAGTCTTAAGCAAGTTTTGGACAAAATAAAAAAGTCTTATTTCTAAGACTTACTTAACACCTTTATATGCTGTTTTTAATAAGAATCCTAATAGATACCATATTTTATCCTTAATCTTATTCAAACAAATCTCAGCTCCTATATCTTCACTATAATTAACTTTATCTACACAACCAGTAGATTCAACTATCTCAAATCCATTAACTAAGATAGCTCTTACTAAAGTTGTTTTATCTCCAAGAGTAGATACATGAACTTCTTTTATAAAATCATCTACCATCTTAGAACCTATTGAAACTCCTGACGGTAAATTTTTATTATCATCAACTTTTAAATTAGATTCCTCAAATTGTTTCTTAGGACACCATGAAATATATCCATCTGGATATTGAATTAAATAACCTTCATCATTGGGATTTTCATTTTTAGGTATATCCCATCCCCTAAACTTATTATATTCGCCTCTTGTCATTGGCTTAGCTTTAATTAATTTTGTACTAATATAACTTTGCATTATTCTAATACCTCCCAATCCTCTCTAGCAACATTAGAGAATGTAAAATAAACATCTTGAGTTTCTCTAATATCTAACACTTTTCCATCCTTACAATGCATGAATATAGATTCTTTTTCATTATCCCAAATCCAATATCCTTCCCACTCTGGGAGTTTTACTTTTTTTCCTTCTTTCATGGCTTTTAATGCTAATCCAAACTTCATATTTATTCCTCCTTATTTTTCTTAAAATACTCACCTATTTCATTTATAATCAGCAATAAAATTATTGTAACACAAATTATAAGTGTAACTTGAGTTATTGTAGACATATAAAATACCTCCATTAGATTCTTTCTCTATAATGATTTCTCCTAAGCTCTCTATTATTTTCTAAATGGTTCTTCAAAGCTTTTTCTAATTCTTTAACCTTTTTACTTGCTATTTCTTTATCTTCTTCATCACAAGTACCAGCTTTAAATCTCTTCCATTTTCTTAATTGTCTTTCATAGTATCTTTGCTTCTGTTCTGCTTCATAAAGCTTAATAGCATCTTCGCCATTAGGAACTACTGGAAGTCTTGTTACACCAGGGAAATAAGTTGCTAATGTATGCCTACAGTTAGGATGTAAAAATCCTTTCCCTACAGCCTCACTTAATAATGGATAATCTCCCTCCTCTTTAGTACCATGAGAAAATATATCATCAATCAATACTTTTCCTTGCCATGGCTCACACATTTTACAAGTATTAGCGTGAGCTGTAACAACTACTAAATGTATTCCATATTCATCTCTTTTCTTTCCTTCACCTAAAAACGTAGCTCTTTGACTTGCTGTTCTTAAACACATCTCTGCATAACTAGCAATATTAACTTGTTTACCATCTTTATAAGTTATACTATTTATACCTTTTTCAAGAAAATCCTTAGTAGCCATATCTACAGCTTGGTTAATAGTCTTAGCACCACTTTGTAAGTACACATGAGTTTTAAATATTGTTTGTCTATATACATCATCCATCTTTCTTAAAACTGACATTTGAGCCTTTTTTAAATCATTTGTAACAGTTTCTTGTAATGCATTAAGTTTCTTTTCGTTAACACCAAAGAAGTTCTCTTCAACTTGTGGAGTAGCTTTTTTGCCTAGTTCTTTAGCAATATATTCTCTAACTGTTTGAGATTCTTTTATATCCTCTGGAAATTGTATCTTTACTTCATCTATTAACTTTTCTGTATTTTCTTGACCTTTAGTAAAATTCCCTTGAATCTCTCTGTTTATAGCTTCTTGAATAGGCTTGTTATATTCCTCAACTAGCTTCTTATTTCTCTTTCTATACTTTTCAATTTCTCTAAGCTTAGTCCTTTGCCATTGTTCCCATTGAAATCCTTCTTTGCTTTGTTCTGCTTGATGAAAATAAAAAGCCCTATGCATACTAGAAATTAAATCAAGCTCCATTTGCTCGAATATATTTCTAATATCATAAGACTTATCTCTTTCCTTTTTAGCATTTTCTTTTATTTTATTTTCAGTAATTCCTCTAAGTATATCAGCTAATAATTGTATATCCTTATCCCTCTTGTCCATCTGTTTCGACCTCATTATCATCAGTATATGACATATCATAATCATCTACTGTCTTAGGTTCTTCAGCTACAAGATAGCCATTCTGTTCCTTTATTCTTTTTATCTCTTCTTCCTTTTCTTCATCTGTCCATGTATCTCCATACATTTCCTCAATACATTGCTCTATAGACATTACTCCATAGGTTTTAGCTTTCCCTACAGTTTCTACTACTGTATCAAAGCTAGGACTTGCATATTCTCCAAATACAATACTTACTTCATATTCTCCAGTGTTCTTTTTATTTAATACATCATCGGTCTTTAAGATTATATTAACTAACTCTGGTATAACCTCTGTTAATATATCAACCATTTTTCCTCTAGTATATAAAGTAGTCTTTTCTTTCTCCCTTTGAGCTTCTGCATTATCTGTTTTCTTAAGGTCTATTCCTAAAGTACTAGGGCTTATTATACCTTGTAAACACATATCAATAGCATTAGAATAACTTTCAACATAAGCTTCATAGTTTATATTAGCTTGTTTCATATCTATCTCATTTTTTGCGTCTTCTGCAAGGCTAGAACCTACTTTTAAGAATCTATTATCAAAAGGATTAGGTTTCATTAAGTTACCATTAATATCTTTTGGAACTAAATCCTCTGGTATATACTTTTGAACTCTTCCATCCCTTATGGCATCTATCCATTGACTTATAACTTCGTCTAATGCATCGAATGAATCTGATTTATTATCAAAGATACTTTTACCTCTTCCTTCAAACTTAGGAGATTTAAAAAACATTAATGGTACTGCCATTATAAAGTTGCCTTTATATGTTGTATTTCCAAGCTCTCTAGTTTCATCAAGTGTATTTAAAGAAACCTCATTACCATTACTATCATACAAATTATAATTTATATATCCTTTACCATAAGTTTCGCTTAGTTTGTATTGTCTATTATTCTTAGTATAAAAAGTATAGAACTTTATTTCTTTTAATCTTCCTCTTTGAGTTATATATTCAACCTTATCACCATCGAAAAACTCTATTATTGGATATTTACTTATATCTGTATCTATAGATAGTTTAAAAGCTCCATCACCACTAACTAATGTAGTAGCAATTATATCACCTAGCATATCATCAAACTTATTATCTTTTCTTATTTCTTCCCATAATGTATTATCTTTCTCTCCTGTAACCTCTATACTATCTAAATCAGCTACAACTATATCACTTAACTTATCAGCTATCATTGCAGGTAATCCACTATGTATTTTTCTTATACTTAAATCTTCACTTGGAACAGCACTCCAAAACCTAGCTTTATTTACTGGATCACTACTTATATTCTTAAAAAATTGGTCCAGTTCATATGGTTCTCCCCTATACCAAAGCTTATTTCTAATTACATTAGTTTCATAGGTATAAGCCTCTTGTATAGTAATAGGATTAGTTAATGCTGGTTGAACATTTAAATATTTAATTGCTGCTTTAGTTAACATACTCTTAAACCACCCCATTTCTATTCCTCCTTATAATCTCCTATTAATTTTCTAAAAGGTATCCATGCATACTGACTAGAGTTAATTGTATGGTCGTTTGCATCCTCTGGCTCATACTTATCCTCTTTCCATGAATAGCACTCTAACTCTTTTATATGCTCCTTACAACTATCTAAAACATAATAAAATACTTTACCATTGGTATTAATCCATCCTAGAGCTAAATGTATTCTATCTAATATAGTTACTTTCTTATAAGAGTTAATAAAGTTATACATACATGGATTAGTTCTTTTAAACTTCTTAAGCTCCATTATAGTTGCTTGGTCTGCTGAATCTACAAATACATCTCTAGCAAATCCCCATTCCTTTCTATTCTTCTCTAAGAACTTAAAATATTTAGGAGCTATATCACTAGGAGCTAATGGAGTTTCTAAGTCTTTATTGTTATATACCTCTTCATCTAATACAAATAACTCTTTTTTATCTGTAATACCTAAGAAAGTAAATGCAAAGGTATCAGGACTATTTTGAGAATATGCGGTATCTAATCCTGCTGTAAATTGAACAAACTTTAATTTCTTATCTTTTATTTGTTTAATAACATAACTTTTAGATAATACATTATTCTTTCTTTCAAAGTTACTGAATATTAATCCTGTTGCTCTACCTCTTAAGCCTAATATTTTATTCTTATATAGCTTAGTTCCTTTAGGAGCACTTGTCTTTTTCTTTTCAATAGCTTCCTCACTTAATGATGCATTATCATAGAAAGTAAAAAACCAGTAGGTCCAATTAGGTTTCTCTTCTGAATTGAGTTGCCCTAATATTTCTACTGGTACATCTTTCTTATATTTTTCTAATGGTCTACAACAATTAATAAACTCTGAATATATAGGTAAATTAGGATCATCTGGATTAAGTGTCATCATAAGATAATCATTTCTAGTACATATTTCTCTAACAAATTCAATACTAGCTGTATTAACCTCATCTATAAGTACACATCCAAATTGAGAACCTAAGGCCATTTTCCACTTATCTACGTTATCATAACCTAGTATGTATATTATTTTCTCACCATTAGGCGTTATATATCTTATATGAGGTATTTTATTATCTTTATCACCATTACCGTTATATTTAACTAAATCACCAAATACATCAGTAATACCATACTCTTTTTGTATTAAGTTCTTTTCAGCAACTCCAGTTGTTTTAGCAGCAATAACATGCATTTTCTTAGGAGATTCCGCAACCATCAGCATAAACTTTAATATTCCTACTGTAGTTTTTCCTGCTGCTGTTGTTCCCTCCAATGCTTCTACTGGTGCTCTATGCTTTAAAAAAGCTAAATACTTATCTGATAACTTATATTCATTACTCATTTTTATTTCTTTCCTTAATTTGTCCTAATATAGAATCTAACTTAGCTGTAGAGTTAGTATTGTTCTTAGAATTATCTTTAACTATTCTTGATTTTAATACTTCAATTCTAGTTTTTTGTTCTTCTGTTGCTAAACCCCAATTTGCATGTAGTAATTTTTCATAACTATTTATTAAACCTTCTAATGTTTTCATTGCTTTAGATTGAGCTTGTAAAAAGTTTGCTTGTTTATCCCAAGCGAATTGTAATTCATACTCTTTTGATAAGCTATTTTCTCCCAATGTTTCTTTCTTTAATACCTTAGTTAAATCATTTTTACTCTTAACATGCATAATCTTTTGTGATCTAATTATTGCAGCTAATTGAGTAGTTATATTTATCCAAAGAATATCTAAAGAATTAATTCCTGAATCTTCAATGTCATCAATTATCTTACTCGTAACTTTAGGCATATATTTAGCTAAGAACTTCTTTGATGAAAATTTAGATTCATCAATATAATTCCCATGCTTAAAATTATTTAAATTACCTTCAGGAGCTCCTCCTCCTTTATTACCTAAAGCATTTTTATTGCCTAAAGGAGCCCCCCTATTTTTATTAAGTTTATCTTTCCATTTAAATTTTTTACGCCAATATTTAACTTGAGATAATTTCACACCTAATTTATCAGCAATCTTTTGAGATGTAATATGTCCATTACTTTCTTGAAATAATTTAAAAGCTTCATCCCATTTTTCCATTAATAAACTTCTCCTTTCTTAAAATAATAAAAAA